GTTGTAGTTCTAATACTAAAAATCATCACATAAACATATGATACTTGACGTAGTCAAACTAGCAATCGGCGCTGGCACACATATAATGAAAAATAGACAGCAGCGTAAAATGCTGGAGTCAGATGCAGCAATGTTGCATGCACAGAAAATGGCTAACGGCGAAGTCGAGTATCAAGCAGCTGTAAGGCAATCAAACGACAAAGGATGGAAAGACGAATTTGTCCTTATCCTCGTAAGTGCCCCAGTGATTTTATTGATATGGTCGGTATTCTCAGATGATCCACAGATACAAGAAAAATTGCACATGTTTTTTGAGCAGTTTAATAATCTGCCTTTCTGGTACCAGACCCTTTTTGTCGGGGTCGTGGCATCGATATACGGACTCAAGGGCGTAGATATTTTCAAGAAAAAGTAATTTGACTTAAAAATACATTAGGGGGAAAACTAATGGGGGACGAAGAACCTAAAAATCCGCTCGATGCGTTTTGGGCAGCTTTAGGAGACAAGGAGAAACTAAATGTCAGAAGTTATGGATCCCGTAACGGTGATCATAAAAATAAGAAGAGAAATAACATCACAGATGGAAAGCCTAATACAGACCCTAGCAAACGGCGGGGTTGACAGTATGACCGAATACAAGTATATGATAGGGAAGATCCACGCGTTGGATCAAATAAATCAGGAAATCTCTAACCTGCTAGAACCAAAGGAGCCAGAACCGGATGACAAAGTCACACGCATTAGAAAATAAATACGAAGAACAAGACAAACAAACACAAGAAGAAACACAATCAACAAATTTAGAAAAATTACCTGACCCTACGGGTTGGCGTTTATTAGTCATGCCTTTCAAAGTTAAAGAAAAAAGTGAAGGCGGAGTTATTATTGCACAAGAAACATTAGATAGAGCAAGAGCAGCTGTACAAGTTGGCTATGTTCTTAAAATGGGACCACTATGTTACAAGGATGATGACAAGTATCCGACAGGTCCATGGTGCAAACCAAAAGATTGGGTGATCTTTGCAAGATACGCAGGGTCACGCATGGGAATAGATGGTGGCGAGATAAGAATGTTAAACGATGATGAAGTTTTAGGAACCATAGGGGATCCTAAAGATTTGATTCACGCAATGTAATCATAGGAGGATTATACTATGCAAGAAGATAAAATAGACGTAGGTGAAGATTTAGAACAAGCAACAGAAATTGATCTTGATGCTGCACCACAAGAAGAACAACCGGAAGAAAAACCAGAAATAGAAATTTCTGAGTCTAATGAACCGGAGCCAGAAAAGAAGACAGAGCAAAAAGAAGAGCTGTCTGAATACTCAGATAGTGTAAAAAAACGAATAGCTAAACTTACAGCTAAAATGAGAGAAGCTGAAAGACAAAAAGAAGAGGCTATTGAATTTGCAAAATCTCAAAAAACTAATGCTGAGAAATATCGAAAACGATATGAGTCTTTAGATGGTGATTATACAAAAGAGTTTGAAAAAAGAGTTACCTCTGGAACTGAAGCTATAAAAACAAAACTTGCTCAAGCTATTGCAGCAGGTGATGTAGAAGCTCAAGTTAATGCGCAAACAGAGTTAGCGCAACTGTCAATGGATGCTAGTAGATTAGCTAGAATAAAAGACATTGATAATAAAGTTGTTACCGCAGCTCCGGAAGAACCAGCATCTCCACCTCAACCACAGAGACAACCTGATCCTAGAGCAGACGCTTGGGCGCAGAAAAATCCTTGGTTTGGAACGGATAATGCTATGACTTACACGGCTTTTGACATACATAAACAATTGGTAGAGCAAGAAGGATTTGACGGAAACTCTGACGATTATTATGCAGAAGTTGATAAGCGAATAAGACTTGAATTTCCACACAAATTCGGTAATAATGAGTCAACTACAGCTGAACCAGTTCAGACTGTTGCTAGTGCTAATCGTCCGGCCGCAAAAGGACGCAGAAAAACTGTGAAACTCACACCATCACAGGTAGCTATTTCTAAACGATTAGGTGTGCCGCTAGAAGAATATGCGAAACAATTAGCCGCGAAGGAGGTATAAGCATATGGAAAAAGATAAAATGAAGACCACTCGCGCGAGTCAAACTAGAGTGAAAAGTGAAAAACCTAAAGTTTGGACTCCACCATCTGCACTAGATGCACCGCCTGCACCAGACGGTTATCGACATAGATGGATACGTGCTGAAAGCATGGGTTTTGATGATACAAAGAACATAACTGGAAAATTAAGATCCGGTTGGGAACTTGTAAGATCAGACGAATATCCAAATGAAGATTACCCGTCAATTTCAACAGGTAAATATTCAGGTGTAATAGGAGTAGGAGGCCTTGTGCTGGCAAGGATATCTGAAGAGCTCGCACAGTCACGCGAACAGTATTATAAACAAATAAATGCTGATCGTAATGAAGCTGTAGAAAACGATGTCTTAAAGGAACAGCATCCAAGTATGCCGATTAACCAAGATCGACAGACTCGTGTAACTTTTGGTGGTACAAAGAAATAGCATTTTGATATTTCGACCACTGATTTAACTTAACCCTTTAAGGAGGAAACAATATGGCAAATATAGATGCCCCTTTTGGTTTGGCTCCAATCGGTAAAATTGGCGGTGGTACAGATCCGGCAATAAACTCTTATAGTGCGCTAGCAGGTTATGCTACTATTATGTCCCAAGGTGACGTCGTAAAGATGGACGAAGGTACAGGTGGTGTGCAAAACTTTGCAGCAGCAGGTGGCGGTACAGACGCTACTAACGCTATAGGTGTTTTTTGGGGATCAACTTTCGACGATTCTACTGGAAAGCCAACTTTCAAAAACACAAGACCTGCGTCACAAGCAGCAACTGTTTTCGTGTACGACGATCCATATCAAATGTTCGAAGTACAAGGAGATTCTGTTGGAGGAAACTCTGCAGTAACAGATGTCTCTAAGAAAGCTGACTTAGTAGTTGCAGCAGGTTCAACAATAACTGGTGTTTCAAACTCAGAACTTGATACAAGTACAATTGGCAATACGAATAACTTACGTATCGTAGGCTTCTCTACAAAAGAAGGCCGCGGCGAAGTTGGCGTTGCACATACTGTGTACAATGTTTTGATTAATGAACACAAGTACAAATAATAGCAGGAGGATTTAAAACATGGCTATATCAAGACAACAACTAGCAAAAGAGCTAGAGCCAGGTCTGAATGCATTATTCGGGCTTGAGTACAAAAACTACGAAAACCAACACGCAGAAATCTACGACACAGAAAACAGTGACAGAGCTTTTGAAGAAGAAGTAATGTTATCTGGCTTTGATAAAGCAGCTGTTAAGTCAGAAGGTGCTGCTGTGACTTATGATAACGCGCAAGAGACTTTCACTGCAAGATATCAACACGAGACAATTGCTCTCGCTTTCTCTATCACTGAGGAAGCTGTTGAAGATAACTTGTATGACAAAATCTCTACTCGTTATACAAAAGCACTAGCAAGATCTATGGCTCAAACTAAGCAAGTTAAAGCTGTGAACATTCTAGACAACGCGTTCACATCAGCTACTGGTGGAGATGGTGTTGCACTTTGTGCGACTAACCACCCAACAATTGCTGGAACGTTTGCAAACGAATTAGGCACACCAGCCGATTTGTCTGAAACTTCACTAGAGCAGTGCGTTATCGACATTGCTAAGTTCACTGACGAGCGTGGCTTAAAAATTGCTGCAAAAGGACAGAAATTAATTATTCATCCTGCGCAACAATTTACAGCGGAAAGAATCATGAAATCTGCTAACCGAGTTGGAACAGCTGACAATGATATTAATGCATTATCATCTATGGGAATGATACCACAAGGATACGTGGTAAATAACTTCCTAGCGGATGGTGAGTCATTCTTCATTAAGACTGATGTTCCTAACGGAATGAAGCACATGGTTCGTGCGCCAATCAAAACTGCCATGGAAGGCGATTTTGAAACTGGTAACGTTAGATATAAAGCTAGGGAAAGATACAGCTTCGGCTTCTCTGATCCTAGAGGTATCTTCGGATCTCCAGGCGTATAATCGTTAAGGTTATAAACCAATTTAGAGGGGCGCTTCGGCGCCCCTTTTTATTTGCAATCACTATTCAAAAAGCGTATAGTCTAAAAACTGCGATGAACTTTGATGTAGACGTGCGCAGGCGACGGCCTAGAGACTACATCAGAATTAACTAGGAGGATTATAATCATGGCTTCAACAACTTTTTCCGGACCGATTAAGGCTGGAACAATTAAAGAAACTATCGGGACTACTCTCGGTAAAGACGTAAAAAACACAGGACAAGTATTAATGTCTCAAACTCATTTGATTGATTTATCAAATGGTGCGATTGCTGCAGGAGCAACTAATATGGTTATTCCAGCAAACTCACAAATCGTAGATTGTATCATAGACTCAGTCGTTGCTGCATCAGGTGCAACCAATTTAAGTATTGGTGACACTGTAGGTGGAGCTACATCAATACTTAACACTTTTGCACTAGGCACAGCTGTTGGTAGAAAAAGACCTACAACAGAAGCTGGTGGTGCATTAGCTTGGTCTGACACAGGATCTGCTGACATAAAGTTAACTATAACTGCTTCAGCGGCTACTAATGCCGGATCAACTAGAGTTACAATTCTTTACGTACAGAATAATAACTTAGGTTAATAATTAAATGCGGGGCTTCGGCCCCGCTAATTTAGGAGGATAATATTATGGCAGGTGGAGGATCTTTCACATCAGACCAGAGAACAGCTCAAGCAACTGCTACTGGCCCTTTAGTCAGTGGACCTTGTAGAGTTACATCTATACAAGCAAAAGGTAACGCAAGTGGTTCTGTTATTTTGCATGACAATGCATCTACAGGCGCAGGTACAGCTCATACATTTCTTTTTGGAACAGAAGGACTAGAAGTTTATGTTCCTGGAAGTGGTATTAGAATGAAAAACGGTTGTCACTTAACAATCTCTGGATCAGGCAGTTGCACTATTACTTTTAACTAGGGGGTTACATGGCTTCATCCGGTACAGCTACTTTTGAAAGTGGTTTCTTAATTGACGATGTCATACAGGAAGCTTACGATCGCGTAGGACTTAGGTCTGTTAGTGGTTATCAACTAAAATCAGCAAGACGTTCTTTAAATATAATGTTTCAAGAATGGGCTAATAGAGGTTTGCATTATTGGGAAATAGGTAACGCAAATCTTGATTTAGTTGAAGGTCAAGCTTCTTATATTTTGTACAGAAGTGCGACAGACGGCACTAGTGCTACAACAATTCCTGCTAGTTTGTATGGAGTCGATGATATATTAGAAGCAACTTTCAGAACAAATAGAGGTACAACTACTCAAAATGATTCTGCCTTAACAAAAATAAATAGGTCAACTTATTCAGGATTGTCTAATAAATTATCTAAAGGACAACCAACACAATATTATGTGCAAAGATTTATAGATAATATAACTTTAAATATATATCCAACACCAGACGCTACCGCAGCTGCAAAAGAAGTTTCTTTTTATTATGTAAAAAGAATTCAAGATGCAGGTGGTTATAGTAATACAGCAGATGTGCCTTACAGATTTGTTCCTTGTATGGTTGCAGGACTAGCTTATTATTTATCACAAAAGTATAAGCCAGAACTAGTACAACAAATGAAATTATTATATGAAGATGAATTAAACAGAGCATTAACAGAAGATGGTTCTTCATCAAGCACATATATAACACCACAGGCTTATTACCCAAATGTCTAATTTTGCAACAGGTAAAAAATCAAAAGCTATATCTGATAGAAGTGGCATGGCGTTTCCTTACGACGAAATGCGCAAAGAATGGAATGGCGCACTAGTACATCAATCGGAGTTTGAGGCTAAACACCCACAACTAGAACCAAAAGTTTATAAAGGGGATGCACAAGGTTTACAGAATGCAAGACCAGATAGGGTAGAACCTCCAGTCCCACAATTACTTACTGATGATGCTTTTACATCAGGCGTTAGAGATTCAATTATTATAAACGTAAATGCTGTTTCACATGGTTTTACAACAGGACAAACAGTTAGGTTTAGAAATACAGAAAGTAAGTTTCCTGAGTATCCACAGGTTTCACATTTAGAGGGTCATGATGTGGATGTTGCGCAAGGACACATTGTAACAAAAATAGACAACGATAATTTTTCTTTTAGCCCAAATGATACTTTAGATAAATTTCTAACAGACAACTGTATTCCTGGAACAACTACAGTGTATGTTGATATGGACGGAACTTTAACAGAATACTATCAAGCTGTAGCAACTTATGCTACCAACAATGGTTTATTAGCTTCTGGCGGAGATTGGTATGATATGAGTCCTGAGATAGAAACCGCAGCTATTAATGCAGCAGGTGCTACTTATTTTAGTGGCCTTGCAAAAAGAGCCGAAGCAGATGCTTTAATTAGTTTAGTAATAGCAAAAAACGGTTCTTACAGAGCTTTAACTACAGATACAGGAAACGCTTCGTTTAATACAGCAAAAACAAATTGGATGAACACAAACTTTACAGGTGCTAATGCGATGGCGGGCATAGACTTTGCAACTAATTTTAACAAGGGTCCTTATGGTGGAGCTAATAAAATATTAATTGATGATAGGACTACATATATTAATCAATTTGAAGCTAACGGAGGAAAAGGCTATAAATACTATGAAAGTGGTGGTATATTTAAATTTGGAGGGGACAGGTCATCAGTTGGACCTGTTACATTATTGGCATGACAACATACGCAGAATTAGTAACACAGATTAGAGATTACACAGAAACTGATAGTGCTGTTTTGACCGATAGTATTATTAATGATTTTATAGAACATTCTGAACATAGAATATTTAGAGATGTCGAGCTTAACGATAATAATGTTTATGTAAATGGTAATACAGCAGCTAATAACAGGTTTGTAAGATTACCTGGATTTAGTGCTACCGATCCTAGTAAACCTGAAATTAGTGAAATTGCTACTATTAGATATGTTACTTTATACATAGACTCAGGTAATAAAACTAGAAATGAGCTAGTTAGAGTAGATCAAGATTTTATGAGTGAGTATTATGATACTCCAGAAGTGGGTTCAACAGCCCTACCTAGATATTATGCAAACTGGGATATGGGTACAATAGTCGTTGCGCCAACGCCCAATGCAGTGTATAAATTTGAGATAGGTATTACTAAAAAACCAACAGGCTTGTCTTCTGGTAATACTAAAACATGGGTTAGCGTAAATGCTCCTCAAGTTTTATTATATGCCTGCTTATGTGAAGCGTTTAAGTTCTTGAAAGCGCCTAACGACCAACAAGTGTATGAAGCTTCTTACAGAGAAGCTATATCAGCACTTGCACAAGAACAATTAGGTAAAAAAAGAAGAGATGAATATAGGGACGGAAGTATCCGTGTGCCTATACCATCTAATAACCCTTAATAGGAGAATATTATGGCAATATCACAAGCAGTTTGTAACGTGTTCAAACAGGAATTATTAAAAGGTAATCACGACTTTGATGGTGGTGCTACTTATTACATTGCGCTATATACTTCTTCAGCAACTTTAGGTGCTACAACCACAGCATACGCTAGTGGAAACGAAGTTACAAATTCATCAGGTTCTGCTTATACAGCAGGAGGTAAGGCTTTAACAAGTCCTACTGTAACTGGTGGTGCTAGTGCAACTACTGCTTTTGTAGATTTCGCTGATATATCTTGGACTTCTGCTTCATTCACTGCGAATGGTGCATTAATTTATAGACAAGACGGTGGTGGCCCAACTAATGATGCTGTTGTTGTGTTAGCTTTTGGTGGTGACTTTACAGCTTCCAACGGAACATTTACAGTTCAATTCCCAACCGCTGGTGGTGGATCAGAGATCATCAGATTAGGATAGGAGGATAAATGGCCTTCGTCGTAAATGATAGAGTCAAAGAGACGACCACGAGTACTGGAACAGGGACCGTCAATTTAGGTGGTGCAGCTACAGGTTTTGAAACTTTTGTTGCCGGTATCGGTAACAGTAATACAACCTATTATTGTATTCAAGATCAAGGTGGCTCTAACTTTGAAATTGGTTTAGGTACAGTTACGGATGCTACACCTGACACACTTTCTAGAACCACAGTTTTATCAAGTTCTAACTCAGACAGTTTAGTTAACTTTGGAGCAGGTACAAAAGATGTATTTTGTACACTACCTGCATCTAAGGCAGTCGTAGAGGACGGGTCAAACAACGTAGCTATCGGCAACAATATAACTGTTGGTGGTACGGTTGATGGTATTGATATTGCAACAAGAGACGGTGTTCTAACTTCTACAACAACTACAGCCAATGCAGCTTTACCAAAAGCTGGAGGAGCAATGACAGGTGCTATTACTTCTGCAACAGCTTTTACAATAGATAGTGCAGATGATATTAACTTAGATGCAGCAGGTAATGCTGTAAGATTTAAAAGCAATGGTAATGAAATAGGTCAAGTTTCTATGGCTAATTCAGATTTAGCCATTAGCGCAAGTGCTCAAGACAAAGATATTATA